GTGCTTCTGCACGTCTAATGGGCATTTTGGCAAGAGCCAAGTCCCCACGGCAAACAGTACCAGAATAACGACCTTCGTCTCTAACCATAGAGGTGTGTCCTAATTCAGGTACTTCGTCTAAAGAAACAAACTCCCAGCCTTCAGCTAATCGCTTGCCAACATTTGTATAGTCGTCTTTACCTTTAAGGGAGATGCGTATCCAACGTAGTTTCATTCCTTGGTCTTCAAATCTGTGTGTGACAAACTGAGGAATATCTAAAAGGTTCGGTTCAACGTATTCGTAGTCATCTGTTTCTCTTGTATCCAGTTCACGAGTCTGGTGTTCACGTGTAGTGTTTCGTGCCATAATATCTATGTATCCTTTCGCAACTATCTGTTAATTGTTGTATATTCGCCTTCACCAGCTGATTCAACTTTCAGCTTTTCGGCAGCATACTGTTCAAGTGTAATTCCCCATTTTTGTGCGAGTCGTACATCTTCTTGCGAGAGTTTAACTTTCTTATTAGAAGGGGATGCTGAAGTGTGCGAAGCTCCAGCTACTACTTGAGAAGCCGTTGACGTAGACTTCTTACGGGGTTGTTCAGCCACTACTTCTTCGGTAGCTTTGCCAAATTTCTGTGGGAAGTTTTCTGCTAAGCGTTTATCAATCTCTTGATAGTACTCATCTTCCTCTGGGTCAAAACCTTCTTCTTTAAGTTGTGCATCAATAACTAATGCAGCGTTTGTAAGAATCTGGTCTTGATTAAACCATTCATTACTTGCTGCCCACTGATATGCTTTAAGGCCGTAACCATTGTAAGTCTCAGGGGCTGCTTGTTGTTGTTGGGTCACTTGCTGTTCAGCTACAGCATCTTTCTGTGCTGGAGTAAGCGCCTCATATTGTCTTTTTGCATCAGCTAAACGAACTACGTCTTGCTGTGCATTATTTAAATACTCTTGTGCTTGTAAGATTAAATCCGAATCACCACTATCAATTGCTCTTTTATAAGAATCTCTAGCGATAACAAGCTTTTCATTAATCTGCGCCTCAGAACTTTTAAGGTTAGTTCCAACAGCTTCAAGGTATTCTTGTTTCTGTTGTTGAAGCTCAAGCTGCATTTGCTTGTTGCTTTCAAGAAGTTTTTCAATCTCAGCTTCACGTTCTTTCTTTTGACTGACAAGCTGCCTGATTCTTTTCTGAGCGCCAGAGGTTTCAACACCTTCTACGGCTTTCTCTTCTTCTTCTTTTTCTTCGGAAGCTTCAGCCGTAACAGCTGGTTCTTCTTCCTGTTCAATTTCTATCTCAGGTTTTTTGGGAGCTTCTACTTCTGCTGATGCTTCAACAGAGGGAGTCTCCTCTTCTTGCTGACCTTCAATTTCAAATTCAATTTTTTCTTGGGGTTCACCCTTTTCAGGTGTAATAGTAGACCATTCAGTCTCTGCCATTTTATATTCTCCTGTTTAACGTCCTCAGCGAATAAGACGAATAACGCTGATGTAGTATATTATATAGTAAAAATTACTGTGTCACAATAGCAACACTGTAAATTAATTAGATAAGTTAAATGTTGGGTCTAAATCTTTTGCATCTTTGACTACCATTTTAATAGCATCATCAAAGAGAAGTAAGAGTTGGACACCTTTATACAAAAACTTATCGCCTGTATGCTTGCCGTAGCACACATAGTCTCCCTCCTTACACCAAGGCTTACCATCAAACTTAGAATCTTGGTAAGCTAGGTTCCCTATTTTTAAAACACGACCCACTGTTGTAAGATAAGCCATGTCCGATTTGGTTGAGTCAGGAAGAATAATACCGCCCTTTGTTGCCTGTTTAACAGAGACAGGACGTACGAGAATGTGGTATCCTGGAATTTCTGGTAGTGGGCTGGGGTCTTTAACATTTTCTTCTGTAATCCATTCGTCATTTTTTAAAGCACTTGAAGCTGCTCTCATTTGTTTAGTCCTCTTCTATATACTTGTTGAGATAGTCTTTCACAAGACCTATTGATTTCTCAATCCCTGCTATCGTTCCAACTGTCTCACGATAACTAGCATAATCCGAAGCGGTCCCATACGCAAGCGAATCTTTTATTATTTCAATTTCTTTTTGTAGTTCTTTTAGTAACTGTTCGTATAGCACTATCCAAGACCACCTGTTTTAATTAAATCCATTAGCAACTGAGCAGAAGCTTTTGACTCGTCAAGCTCATTCTTATCCTGTGCCTTAAGAAGGTCGCCCAATAGTCTCATTGCTTCGATAGCACGTTTGTTACTACGGTCTTCTTCTTTCTGCATTGCAGTCATCTGCTTATCAATGCCTGCTTCTTGTGCATCAATAACAATCTCTTGTTCTTTGAGGTCAAGCGCACGGTTCTTAAGTGCGGCATCAACTTGAGCTTTAGCAGCCTGTGTTTGGTTCTTAGCTTGTTCAACTTGGATGCGTTGTCCTTCCAACTGAACCATCTGTTGCTCAGGAGACATCGGACCACCCTGCATGATTTGCTGATGCATTTGCATAAGTTGCTGTGCAGCTTGAGCCTGTACCATTGCTTCTGGCTCTGGAGCCTGTGCAAGTTGTTGTTGTATTTGCTGAGCCATAGCTGGGTTCTGAGCAATTTGTTGTTGTGCCTGTTGTGTAAGACCTGCAAGTTGTTCTTCATAACGAAGAATAGTATGCTCAGAAATATTAGCCTGTAGTGCAGCAGCAATACGTGGCATTGTTGGGTTCTGTTTATTAGTTGGGTCTTGCAAGAAAGCCATCTTAACTGCAATGTGTGCATCGTGATTCTGACCAGCAAATGCCTTAATGGGTTTGCCTTGTGCGGCAGTTCTAATATCAGACATTGGGTCTTGAGGAACTGCATCTTTCTTAAGTGGCATTAGCTTTTCTACGTCAGGAACATTAGCAGTAGTAAGAAGCATACGATTGATGGCTTCCATATCAAACATGCCAGGCTCTGACTGAGCAGCAATCTGCTGTACCATTTGGATAAGCATCATACGTTGTGCATTAGATGGGATGTTAGGGTCAGACACTGGAATGATGTCTACCTTGCCATCAAAGTCTGCTCTAAAGATTTTCTCTTCCATTCCTGGAAGGTCATACGGATACTCGTCATCCAAATACTCAGAGTCAATACGAGCCAATACTTTAAACTCATCACCCTGTGCTTTATGTAAACGCTTGTGGATTGAAGAGAAGAACTTGCTTGAAGCTTCTAGCAATGCCATTGTTGTACCTACGGGACCATAGCCTCCGCTGTCTGCGATTACTTGCTCAGTACTGTCAGCAAACTTCTGACCTGTCTGCGTTACAAAGGTAAGCATGTTGAACAAAGTCTGTGATGGTTCTTTAAACGGTAGTGGGATAATAGACTTAGACAAGTCCATACCTGTTGCTTCTACTTCTTTAAATTCACCAGGAGCAATAGGGTCGTTATCACCCACCATACGTACGCCTTTAGCTTTGAAGCCACCAGGAAGATTAGCAAACTGACCTGCATCAAGAAGACTCCGCATAGCTGCAGTGGCCGACATTGTGAGGTTGCCCAAGAAATGAATAAGCCCCAAACCATAAAAGCCAAAACCAGGAACGTATCTGTAATGTGTGAAGTGCATCTTCTTAACATACTTGTCATCTCCTTCTGCCCAGTTACGTCTGATAGACAGTACTGCACCCGTACTTTCTTCTACAGTTACAATATAAGGACATGCTACGTTACCTTTGTGCATCTTGTCTTCTGGGATTTCCAGATAGCAATGCTGTTCAAGCAACACATACTGTGGGTCATTGTCAGAAGCAGGAGACAAGCCAAGAACATTGTCCATCTTCTCTGCCATACCTGACAGTGTTGGGATACCAGCCGTAGGTAGTTCTACGTCTGCATACATGCCTGCGTCAATCTGACGGGCAAGGTCTACAGGGCTGCGATAGATTACATGTGTGTAGCGGTCTGCTCTGCGTAGGTCTGTTGCATAGTAAGACACATAGAACTGGTCAATAGGAACAAACTCAGACACAGGACGCTCAAGGCTTGCATCATAATAAATCTTTTTAATAGCTGAGCCAATCAACGGTAGGTGGAACAACATGCGCTCAAACTCGTCAAAGTATTCTGGCATCTGTGTTGTAACCTGATAGTTCATAAAGTTCTGAACACGGTTGGCTTGCTGCTGTCTCTCTAATGTTGCTTCGCCAAGCACTTGGGCTTTTACTGGTCCTTTAGAAGGAAACAACTCTGTTGATGCTTTGGCTTGGAACTTAACTGCAGACTCAATCAACAGTGGGTGTACTGCTGTGGCTGCTCCCTCAAATGGTTCGGTTGTATCTTCTAGCTTAAGACCAAGAAGCTCGAACCCACGCTCAAACATTGATTCCCATTCTGAACGAGAATCTTTGTCGGCATGAAACTTATCAATAACTGTATTACCAATGTCAGCTAGTGTGTCTTCATCAAGCAGGTCAACAAGGTTATCAAAGAAACCTGTATCACTTGATTCAATCTCTAGCTCTAGCTCTGATGCCATACCAGACAGGTCTACTTCTACTTCGCCCGTT